TAGTGGGAACATTAGAACCGGGTGGTTCAATTATATACATTAATCAAACTACTGGTGGAGGCATCACTGCTTTGAATCTTAATGCGAGTGGGGCTTCAACTGAAGTAGAGTTCCTCCTTGTCGGATAGTTATGGCAAGGGTAATAAGCCTCACAAGGGCTATCTTAAAAATTTGTTCTTCCCACAAGGACTAAGAACATGACAGACCTTAACACAGTAGCACCCAATGGTGTCGTTGACCTTTCTAGCGCACCTGCGGGCCTCGACGATGCGACGTTTGACTCTCTATTTCCGGCTGAGTCATCCACGCAAGTAACTCCTGCGCCACAATCGCAGCCAGTACCACAGCCGGGAAATCAGCCAGCTCCTGCGCCACAGGCACAACCTGTCACACAGCCAAGCGCCCCGTTTCTTAAGGGCGATAGAAGTGTGTACAACACTCAGGAAGCTGCGCTCCAAGGCATCAATCAAAAGGATGCCCTTATCGAACAATTGCGACAGCGTTACGCACTCACTACCGGAATTGACCCTATTACGGGCCAGCCTGTAGGCCAGAATCAGACTCCCCAAAATCTTGACTACTCAAATAACCCCAAGCAGTATATTGAGGACTTGTTTGCAGCAGCTCAAGATGCAAGTAAAGACCCCTCTGCTTATGTTGGTGTCCAGTCTAAGTTTATCTCGGATACCCTCAAGCCCCTGCAACCACTAATGCAGCGGGCGGCAAGAGACCAAGCCTTGCAAACTTTGGGTACTGAGATTAAGGATGCTCCTGCATTCGTAGGAACTCCGGCCTATCAGAAAGCTCTTGATAGCAATCCCGAATTGAAAGATGCCATAACGTCTGCTGAAACCGATTATCGGTGGCACTCTCGCCTGCCGTCGCTATACAAAATAGCGTACTTGACAGGTCAGGGGATGCAATTGCCAGAGTTGTTGAGGGCACAAGCTGCGCCTCAACCACAAGCACAACCCACTCCGGCTCCAAGACCAACTGTTCAAGCCACTACTCCTGCTATGCCTACTGCTACGGCTCGCCCAAGCTTTAAAACGCTTGAGGGGATTCGAGCAGTTATCGCTGACGCAGAATCCCGTGGTCAGACTCTGGACTTCTAAGCCGCAAAGGACTTTATATGTTTAATAACTTCATTTCCCTCGTCGGGACTCTGTTGGGTGTTGGTGACGATATCGTTACTGTCATTACTGGCTCCACTGGTGTTCCCGGTCCGGCGGGTTCGTTGGCCTCAGACCAGCAAACCTATTTTAGCGCTAAGTTGCTAGAAGTGGCCGTGTTGTTTACCGTTCTTGACCAGTTCGGTGACAAAGACCCGATTCCTAGCAATTCTAGTAAGACCATTCAGTTCAACCGCTTGGAGAAGCTTGCTACGTCGCTTACTCCAGCTCAGTTGTCTGAAGGGATTCAGCCGGATGCGATTGGCTTGCAAATGAGCCAGTTTCAGGCGGTTGCTGAACAGTACGGCCTGTTACTCCGTTTGAGCGACTTGTCGGAACTGACCAGCAAGCACGACGTTGTGGGACGTGCACTCTATGTGCTCGGCCTGCACGCGGCTGAAACGTACGACATTCTTATCTTCAACGTGTTGTCGGCGGCTTCCAACGTGTACCGTCCGAACGGTAGGGTTAGTAATGCTACCACGACTGCTTCGGATAAGATTGGCTATACAGACCTAGTGGCGATTCACGCTAGCTTGATGGACCAAGGCGGACGTGGATTCGACGACGGGGATTATGTTTTCGTGGTTCCTCCGCAGGTACATGCTTCTATGCTGCAAGACCCTGACTTCAAGGCGTCGAACCAGTATGCTAAGCCTGAGCGTATTTGGAAGGGCGAAGTTCAGGAACTTGCGGGTTGGCGAATTGTCAAGTCGAACGCTCCGGGGTTTGCGCCTACTACGCAAAGTACCAGTGGTTTCGCCAACAAACTGTATAACAGCTTTGGAATTGCGCGCAATGCGTACCAGATTTCCGACCTGCAGAATCTCCGCGTGTACGCGGCTGCTCCGGGCGGACAGACGGACACCTTGCAGCAAAACCGTAAGATTGGTTATAAGTTTGCATTTAAATCGATCATAACAAATCAAAACTGGCTGTTCAGCGTGATTTCTGCTGGGCAGAATTCCGTAAACAACCAGTAGCGGCTAGTTGGCTCTAAGGGGATTGGGGTACCTACAAATGGTGCCCCTTCCTATCTCAAGTCTCACAAGGACAAAGCAATGGCTGACAACAGCAAAGCAGTAGTTGCAAAAGATACCAGTAAGTACGAGTACGTTGAAGTCCCTGAAACCGATTTGTTTGGGGAAGAGCATACAGGCGTTTCGATTAACTTCCGTCAGTTTGGACCCGGCAAACACTTTCTTGACCCTGAAACCGCAGGCGAAGTTCGCCGACTACTGGACCTAAGACTCCGTAGTGATATGCGAGTCCTACAGCCTACCCGCGATTCCAAGATGTATGAAATCATGTCTCGCAATGGCAAGCCCGTTCCAAACCAAGGCTAATAGTCAATGGCACAATTTCAACCTGCAATTGCTAATACTGAATTGAACGAGGGGGGTTATACTAATAACCCCAACGATTCTGGCGGTGAAACCTATCGAGGTATTAGCCGCCGTAATTGGCCTAATTGGTCTGGTTGGGCTATTGTGGATGTTCTGCGAAGCCAAGCTGGATTCCCGGCTATTCTAGACTCAAACACAGACTTGCAATCCGCAATAGTTCAATTCTATCAAACTAACTATTGGCGATTTGATGGAATCAATAACCAAGCTGTTGCTAATAAGATTTTCGACCTTGCAGTAAACGTTGGAATGGTTCACGGAATTAAGATTACTCAGTTAGCAGCAGGTTCTCCAGTTGATGGTGAGTATGGCCCCCACACAGAAGCTGCAATAAACAATTATCAAGGTGATATTATTCCAATCATCCGTATGAAGGCAGAAGAGTATCACAGGGCAATTGTAGCAACTCATCCTCAAGATGCAGTATTCCTTCGAGGCTGGATAAACAGAGACAATGAATAGAGGGGATAATGAACATTTCTGACGACCTAACTTACATACGGCATCACATCATCTTACTTATTATTGTTGTAGGCCTTGCATTTGGCGGTATCTACGGTGTCGAAAGTCTAGTCGCGCGACACGACGCGGCCAATGCTTCTCAGACTGCACTCATCCTCAAGCAACAACAACAACAGGTTGCATCATTGGAGTCTCAGCTTCAATCCAACGAACAACAGTGGCAGAAGGTTGAGACGCAATTACTCGTTGAGAACACCCAACTCGCACAGACTATTGCTCAACGCAATACACAACTTGCTGTGGTGCAGAAACAAAACGCTACTTTAACCGCACAGGAAGCGGCGCAACAGTTAACCGTACAGACTAAGGCACAACCCAATGAAGTTACTGCTCAAGGTTCAACTGTAATTTTGGATTTGCCTATTGCTCGTACATTGGTTAGTGACTTGGATTCTATCCAAGTTCTCCAAGCAAATCTGTCTGACACACAAACGCAACTAAAGAATGAAACACAAATTGCCTCCAATAGTCAAGCAAATGTAAAGGAGCAGGCTGTCGTTATTACCAATTTGCAGACTGAAAATAAAGACGAAATCATCGCCTGCACTACTCAAATCGCTGCGATCAAAGCAACGAATAGAAAAGATAAAATTAAGGTATTCTTGAAAGGTTTTGTAGCAGGGACAGTTTTTGGAGTTATTGGTAAAAGAATGATAACCGGGAGCTGGTGATGAGTAAGTGGTACAGCAAACTAGTCATTGCTGTTCGTGGTCGCCACACTCTATTTGCGCTGTTCTTCACTCTAAGTGGTACAGCAATGGCGTGGTTTCACAGACTTGACCCAAACTATGTAGCATTAGTAGCAGCAATTCAAGGATGGGTATTTGCGCATAGCTATAAGGAAGACAAGTTCAACAGCAATGGTCCCGATAATTCCTAAGAAAGTTTAAATCTCTAGATATAACATATTAACGGAGTAGATATGGCCTCACCGAATAATCCATTAACAACGCTTCAGTTTAATGGGACAATCTCAGCACGTTCCTCTTCCTCATTCGTGGATGTCTACACCAAAACGGTGCAGTTCACTTTACCAGCATTCGCAGGTATATGGGCGGATATTGTTGTGGACACGACACCTACTCCACTCACTGTAGTGGGTGCTGCTGCTTTGAACTTTATCTTTATTTCCAATAACGACCCGTCAAAGGCTCTTACACTAACATTGACAAATCAAGAACAATCAACTGTCATTCTCAATCCCCTCGGAATGTATTTGGTAATGGGCGCACAAATAACCACTCTCATACTAACTGGTAGCCATCACAATCAAGCAGTCTCGTATATGCTCGCGGGATAATAAGACCCTTTAAGGTGGAACTTAATGTCGTACTCTGTACAGAATGTAATCGATAAGGTTTCACAAGACGTAAGACTGCAAGTTGCCTCTACC